TAGGTTGAACAATCTTCATCATCGCAATATATAGCCATTTCATCAATATCAAAAATATATTCATAAACACCATCATCGGTTCTCATATATCCGTATTCTTCGTATGTGTCGGGATCGCTAATGGTTTTCCTAACACAAATAATGTCAGCATAAACATCAATGCATCCCACACTCCAAGTAATTTCTTCTGTGTGAATCTCTGAATCACCCATGTGAATGTCTACGGGTTTTAAATCCTTCAGCAGTTCTTCTAGTTCTTGATCTGTAAATAAGTCTTTCATTTTGTTTGTTTGTTAATCTTATATGCAAGATACACTAATAAACTTATAAAACAAAAACTTTATTATCTAACATGATATTTTCCCCTATTTGGATTTTGTAATTGATAGGTAACCGAGTACCTAAGTGCATCAAGAAGGTGATTGTGGGAATCCTGTGGAGTTTTTGATTTACGTTCTAGCCAACAGTAATTGTTAAGTTCTTTGATCAGATTAACCGAATCTTCAGATACTATTAAATCATAATCTTGAATCAAGGATATTCCATAGGTAATAGAACCTTGTCCCTTGACAGATGCAACTATTTTACTACCCTTAGATTTCAGTTCATTTATCAATCTAGGTTCTGCACTATCCCCTATTATCAAAGCATCACCTGCGTGTTTTAAATTCAGTTCAGCAATCTGTGATGTGGTTAGATGCTTAATATAAAAACATTCCCTTAGATAAATGATTTTATTTGTTGTGTCAATGTTAGTTTCAATTAGCGTAGATTCATCTGATGCAAATCCATAATCTTGCCCAAAGACAGAAACCCCTACCTTTTTAAATTCTCCTATTTTCCAATTATCGAAAATTACACCTTCGGCTTTATCTAACCATCCTCCTAGTATTTGATGCTTGTATTTATTGGGGCGTCTTACCTTAATATTGTCTATTTGGGATAGGTAACTTTCTGAAAGGTTTTGAATGTTGTCAAGATAGGTTGTGTGGATATATGTCACATCCTCTTTGCTAGTGTTTAAACCCTCTTGCATTCCTTTGTCTTGAAAGAACCTTTGGTAAATCCAATGTTCCTTTGTGGTTGGGTTTAAAATCAAGATAATCCTGTTGGTTTGCGTTTGTGATCTAACCGATAAATCTATCTTATCGAATGTATCTTCATTGGTTAGTTCTTCAGCCTCATCCAATACAAATGTAGTGACACCTTGCAATGACTTTAGATTAGCAGTTTGATCACCCGAAGAAGTTTTTATTCCCTTGAAGATAATCTTGCTACCCGATATTTTATTTTGAATCTCATCCTTTGTTATTTGGAAATGATCAAAAATATTAAGCAGTTCTAACTTCTCTATAAATTCGGGAATGATAGAAACATAAGCAGATGTTAAAGTGTACCTACTGAAAAGGATAACGTGTCCTTTCTCATAGGTTAAAAGGCACAACATTAAATTAATAGAAAAGGATTTACCACTTCCTCTCCCACCTGTTACAATAAAATACCTAGAATCCGCTTTTGATATTGGTGAATACTTTGGATTAACCTTAATCACTAAACTGAATCAAATCCTTAAAGTTGACATTTAAACCTTCACTTGCAGAGATGTCTATCTTCTCTTTTGGCTTTCCATATCGATAATTAAAATAAAGTGTTAATGCTCTTGAATCTCCTTTAAGACACATCTCACCTAGTTTCATTACTACCTTATCCGAATCAATTAATGCATCTAGTTTTTCTATTAACTTTTCTTCATCTGCCTTTTTAGGGCGTCCTGCTCCTTCTCTTGCCCCTCCATTTTTTTGTCTGCCATCCATAGATTTATTTTTGTTTATTCAATTTGTATTTTAAAAGTAATTCTTTATTTATCATGTAAGCCTTTTTCAATTTCTTGTCTTGCTTTGCTCTATATTCCCTCCATTCTAATCTATTCTCATAGATACACTTTCTTATCTGCTCTGTCTTAAACCAATAGAATTCAATGTTGTCATATATTACCCAAAAGTCAGCCTTTGATGTTGACATTCCCGATGGTTCATTATTTGATTCAATTTCGATTAAGATGTTTTTACCTTTCTCAGCAACACGATCAAACTTAACTTCTACTGTTTTATCTATTTCGGGAATATGTATATCCCACCCTTTAAATAATCCTTCTTTGATATAGGCTTTTGGATGCTTTTTTAATATCAGATTCAATACTACTTTCTCAATATTATTCCCATCCTCATAATCCTTATCAAAGTTTTCCATTCTTATATAACGATATTAAAACATTCTTATTTGTCTCTTATGATTGTTAATTCTTTCCATTGCTTTTTCGTAATATTCTGTGTCAAGTTCACAAGCAGTCAAATCATATCCTAAATTATGACAAGCAATAGCAATTGATCCACTTCCTAAATGAGTGTCTAATATTTTGTCTCCTTCTTTTGCGTAATTCATTAAAAGCCATTCGTAAAGCTGTATAGGCTTTTCTGTTGGGTGTATTCGTGGTGTTCCGTTGTTAGCGTTTGCGCCTACCCAACTAATCTTATATGCTCTTAAAGCTCTATTAAAAGAAGTGTAAGCAAGCTCTCCATCGCTAAAATCATTCTTACCAGTTCCTTTATCCCAATAAACCCACCCCATACTTGGGGGTAAATTTTCTGTCATATAATTAGCACCCCATACAATTTGATTTGCACTTACCCGTCTTAATTCTTTAAAATATTTTTTTGTAGGTGTTGCGCTATCCCAATGACTTGCACCTCTATTTATTTTTTTCTTTCCGTTTCCAAGTGTCATTTTAGTAACATCAATTCCATAAGGCGGATCAACAATAGCCAAGTCAAAATGATTGTCTTCATACCTAGCCATTAAAATCATGTTGTCCTCATTGGTAATCATCCTACCTCTGTGTTTTCAATTATAAAATCCTTTGTTCTTCTGATCATGTAATTCTGATCTTTCTTTGTTTTGAAATTTCTAGGTATCTGAACCCATATTTTTGTGGGATCATCTTCTGTGAATAAATTTCTTAGTGACTTCCTTACTGAACTAACTAACTTTTTCATATTTCTGTATTATTTTTCTTAAATTTTTAACTTTATTTTCTAACATATGAATCTTGTCTAATGTGTCAAGATCAACTGGTGCAAAGTTAAATTGTTTTTCTAACTCTTCTAATTTGGGATTTTCATCCTTGTAAAGTTGATAGTAATGATGTGAATGTATAACAGTTGCGTGTGTTATGTTCTTTTTATTTGCCTTAAAGAATAACGCAATATTCGTCCATCTTAGATTCATTTTTTCCCTCAACAAGTAGATTAGTAATGATCTATGGTGAATAACTTCCCTTTTCCTACTATCTTCGAAAACATTAACTCCTGTTTTCTTGATTATTCTATCGCTAATTTCCTGTGCAGTCATTTTAAATATCTTTTAACTTCTGTCCAAAATTCTATCTGATACCTATAAGGTAACCCCCATTTAAATATCTCATCTACTAAAATCAAAACTCCTTTTTTTGCAGAGTCCTCATCAACACCACATTCGCTGATGTATCTGCTGATTAACTTTTGTGCTTGATCACTTGCATTTTTTTCTCTATCTGTCATAATTCTTTTTTTAACTTCTCTATATATAACGTTGCATCCATCAATTCTTCTTGAAGATGTGTCAGCCATTCTAAGCCACTCAAATCTTTTCTATCCATAGTTACACCATATTTCTTAATTCCTTCCTCTGAGCGTTGTTTAAACTTGTCTAAAACGCTTTCTACTATACTATCTTTCATGTGGTTTGTGTAAGTCTATAAAATTTCCAATTATTAAAATCAATACACTTGCCATAACTATAAATAAAGCACTTGCTATTTTTTTAACCTTCTTCATTTTCTATCTGTTTAATTAAACCATTTATTTCCTTTTCTAATTTTTTTAATCCTTTGGTTAAACCAACTATTTTTATTTGATCAATGTATGGATCAAGAATTAATTTTCTTGCCTCATCTCTTGTCTTTATCTTTTCGCTTAATTGTTCTTTTAAGTTCATTTAATATAATTTAAAATATGTGATATTACATCTACTGTCCAACCATTGCCTAACATCTTGTATCGTTGTGTGTCAGAAACGTGATCAGTATAATTATCTTTTACCGTTTGTAATCGTTCGCATTCCACTGGTGTTAATCTTCTTATTCTTTGAGTATTAATAAATATATCATTATTAATACATAAAGTAGGTGTTTTTTCTTCTCCCCTCCACCTAAATCCTTCATCATAACGTAAATCACCAGCAACCACAACTCCATTACTTCCATAAGTGTTAAATCCTTTGTAATCTCTTGATAATAAAGTATGTGCTTTTTTTATTTCCTTACCTATTGTTTTTCCATTATCTAGTATATCATGTGGAGTTGAAATATAATTGTTATCCATCCTGTTCCCCTCTTTTGTTGTAATGGTTTTTGTTTTAACCTCCACGTCTTTTATAGGAGAAAATCTAAATCCATTACCTTTCATCTCCATTTTTTTTGAATTGCCAGTAAAAGTATCAATCATTTTTTTGCTTAAAAAATACTTATCATCAACCTCTTCTTCAATAACATCTTTAAGTAAAATACCTTTATCTTTAGGTTGTTGTATTATGCTTTGTAAATCACCAAACAATCCTCCGGGAATCATCCCAATATTTGTCCAATACAATCTTCTTCTGTTTTGTGCTGATACTAATGATGAATTTATTTCTATTGGATTTACTCCTATTGCTTTAGATAAAATCTTTTCCCATTTATCACCCATTATTACATTCTCAAGTAAAAAGTATTTTGGCTTTACCTCTTTAAGTAATCTCATGTATTCCCAAAACAAATATGATTGTCCTTCAAATTCAAAACCTTCTGATTTTAATTCTAAATAATGATCTAGTGTTAGAATCTCTTGTTCATCTTTGGTTGACATTCCTTTGCGTTTACCTGCAAAAGAAAACGATTGACAAGGTGAACCACCTAAAAGTAAATCTATATTAGGCAATGAATATCCATCTACATCAATAACGCTACCCAGTTGTTTTGTCCTTGGGTAGTTGGCTTGTGTTACTTTTATAGCATACTTGTCTATTTCAGATGCAAAGTAATTATCTACCCGAACACCGCTTCTTTCTAGTGCTTGTTGTCCACAACTCATTCCATCAAACAGGCTCAATATATTCATTCTGTTCTTAATTTTAATAGGTTGTAGCACTCTATGTATTTCTCCCTTGCTTTACTCTTGTATCGTTCCTTAAACAAAAGGTATAACATCTTAGTGAACTGATATTTTGTGTCACAGTCCTTGTAATACTTCTGTGCAAACTTGATGCCTTTGCCTTTGAAGTAGTTCACATTATCTGCTGAATCTCCAATTATCATTTGAGTGTAAAAGTTTTTTAAAGCATCAAATTTAGACACATCTAAAACTTCTTTTCGGTTATACTTATAAATCAGTGCAGGGAATTGTAAGTAATCTTTGTCAATGCTTACAATCATCACATGATCTCTGCCAAACTTCTCTGATAGGGTTTGCCAATAAGCAGCAACCATATCATCTGTCTCTACCCCATATCCATAAATACCATCATAAGTTTCAGTAACGTAGTTATGAATCTCAGATAGTAGTGGAGGTTTCTGTTGTCCTATCCTATTTGCTTTGTATTTGGGGGTAATCATCTTTCTAAAGTTTCCTTTTGAATTATTAAAGGTGAACACCTCTGTTACGTTGTACAGATCAGTAAGATCATTTACTATCTTTTGAAATGCCTCATCGAACTTATGAATGACATCATCTAAATCTGTATAGAATGTGTCAATATCATCTTTTGGACAGTAGCAACTTGCAAAAATTAAACTGTCAGCATCTACTAGTAGTATCATATCTGTGTCTGATTTGTAAATAATCTAGCCAATAGTCAAACCACTTGTTGTATTCTATGTAGTCTCCTGTTGATTTTTTTGCTTTTAAGTATTTATTATAGGCTTGTTCTACTTCCCATTCGTGTGTATCTCTTTCTATAATCCATTCGTATGACATCGTTCAATAATTTAGTGGGATAACATTCTTTACACACAACCCAATCGGGCAACTCTTTAACATCATCCGAGGATGCTGCATAGTTCCCACAGGTTGGGCATTCAATAACATATAGGTTATCAATCTTTTTACGCTCTCTTAATAGTTTTGAGTTACTCATGCTTCTACAAGTTCATAGGCTGATGTTTTTTCAAGAACCTTCTCAGCACATTTCAACATATCCTTAACATCAATTTCTGATGATGCACTATTTCTTCCTAATCTATAAGCCAATTCTAAAAGGGATTCTATGGTGTAGCCTCTTAAGGCATATTCTTTATCACTTCCTATATTCATATCTGTTTTGTTTAATAATATTGTAAATATAAACAAAAAATTTAATAATGCAATAGGTTACTGAGAATCTTCCCAAATTTTATGCAAATCTTCAATCATTTGCTTTATTCTTTTAGGAGAACAAGTGCAAGGTTTTTCTAAAGGATGATCTAAATAATGAGAGTGTAGTTCGCAAATCTCATCATACTCTTGTCCTGTAATGGTTGATTTTTTACTTGCTCTATATCTGTCCCAAATCTTTAAATCTTTTTTATTGAATTTTACCATCTACTTATCCCCTTAAAATTATTTAACTTTTTTCTTCTATCATCACATCCGCAATCAACTCCTGTTTTTTCACTAAAAAAATCCACAACGGCTTTTATTCCTGTGTACTTGGTAAAGTAATATATCAAATCTCCTAATTTCATATCAAATGTTTTAATTTGGTTTTAACTCTTTTGTATGTGTTGTAAAGTGAATAGTAACTGATGTTTGTTTGTCGGCTTAACTCTGAGATGCTAATTCCCCCATCAACAATTTCAAATATTTTCCGATCGTACCAAAACAATTCATTAATCTCATCTACTACTAATCCATAAGCCTGTTCATAATCAATATCTTCATCACAATTTTTCACAACATCTAACTCTACAATTTCTACTTTTGATTCCTTTCTTTTTAAATCCAAGAAAAGCGATCTAAGCACTTTAAAGATATAGTAATAGTTTATGTCATCCTCACTATATTGGATGTCTGTGCCTTTCTCTAAACGCTTCTGAACCTTAATGTACATCTCTTGAACAATGTCTTGTGATGTGTCACGATTGCAACCAAATGATTGTACAATTTCAATCCATTGATTGTTCTTTTCAAATATTTTTTCAAGTGTTTTTGAGGGGATCATAAATGCTATCTAATAATTCGGGATAGCCAAAGTTATTGATTTTAAACGAGAATGTTTCAAAAGGGAATCCTCTGCTCCTTTTACACGATACAGTTACTTGATCTTCGTGTACTGTATTCTTCTCAAGTGATATTTGTGTTTCTGTCTTTTTTTCCAAGAAAGAACCTAAATGTCCTGTGGGTTTGTCAGTACCAAAATTACTATGAATCACAGTTATTATGTGGCAATTATAATCACTACTCCACTTCATTAACTTCTGAACGCAATTATTACTTTGTTCTATGTCATTTACATCAGCGACAAGATCAGCAATTCCATCGATAACAACTAAACCTGTATTTCTGTGATTCTTTAAACAATGCTCTATAAACTCAATCCTTTGATCATAGCCTAGTGTTCTAAGGAAGTAAGGATGGTAACCATCAGTAACACCACACATCTCTGTAACTCTTCTAAATCCTAATGATGCGTGATATTTACCTTGCTCTGTATCGAAATGTAAAACCTTCTCATCCCTTCTGTGGCTTTTAATTTTGCCTACAAAGTTGTTACTCCTTAAATACGCTGAAACCAACAAGGAAACAAAGAATGATTTTTTGCTTTTGGGAGGTGCTTGGATAAAGGAGAAATTTCCTAAAGTTCCAAGAGGTATTTCAACAACTATATTTCCATTTTTACTTTGAATAACCTTGTCACCAAAAGACAATGCTAATGGAGGATATTCTACTTTTTCTGTGGTATCTATTTTACACAACTTATCAATAAGTTGCAACTGTTCGTTTGTCATGTGGTGTGTAATTTATAAAAAAAGGGGGAACTTAATCCCCCATCAATTAAAATGGTAAACCGCTATCTTCGGTTTTCTCTTCTCTCTCGGCTAACTTAATAGTTCC